CTGAACGAAGCACTCGACATGCAGGCTGAGAACGAATACAGAATGAGGCCGCAGTAAATGTCCGGAACCTCCGAAGTCCTCCAGGAATACCTTGTCAAGCTGGGCTTCAAGGTAGACCAAGGCGATTACAAAAAGTTCACCGACTCGCTCGGCACCGTTGGGAAGCGTGTGCTCCGAGTCGGCCTCGCCGTGGCCGGCCTCGCCACAGGGATGGAGGCCGCTGCGGCAGCGTTCGCCTACAGCATGCGGAAAGTCTACTTCGATTCGCAGCTGGCGAACAGCAGTGTCAAGAACTTGCAAAGCCTGTCCTACGCGGGGCAGCAAGTCGGCATCAGTGCCGAGTCCATGGGTGGCGCGATCCACAACATGGCCCAGCAGTTGCGGCTGAACCCCGGCCTGCGCGGTGTCATCGAATCGTTCGGCGTCAAGGTCGAAGGCCGCGACGTGTCGGACGTCATGACAGACTACGTGAAGGCGCTCGGCAGCATGCCCGAGTTTCAAGCCGCACAGTTTGCGGGCATGTTCGGCATGGACCCCGATACGTACCATCAGTTCCGCAACAATGCGGACGCCATCATCGCCAAGCAGAAGGAGATGAAGGACGTCTACAAGTCGCTCGGAACCGACATGGAGGAAGCGGCCAAGATGGGCATGCACTACGCCAACAGTCTCGACAATGTCAAGATGCACTTCGGTGCACTCGAGAACGCGGTGCTGAGTGGGGTGCTGCCGGCGTTCGACAAGTTCACGGCGGGCATGGTCCATAACATGGACGTCGTGACGAAGTGGTTGAACCTGCCGGTGCGCGAGGGGTTCGGCGGTGCGCTGGGCATCGCGATGGGCCTCAAGAGCGCGTCCCCGGACGGCAGCGTCGAATCGCACTTGACCCCGTACGCTCGCGAGCGCATGAAATCGCTGGGTTTGCTGCGCACGAGTGCCGCCGCCCCTGGTACCCCATTGAGCGCGACCGAAAGGGCCAAACTGGGTGCTCGCAGCGCCCCCACGGGTGCGGGCCTGGGCGCTATCGACTACGGCAGCGGCAGCGGTTTGGACGCGCCCAGCGGTCTTCACAAGAACGAACGCAACAATAACCCCGGCAACATTGAATATGGCGCCTGGGCAATCGCACACGGTGCAACGGGATCGGACGGTCGCTTCGCGATCTTTCCAGACCTCGCAACCGGGTACGGTGCCGCGCAGGCGCTGCTGAGCGACTACGGCAAGAAGGGAAACAACACGGTCGGTGGCATCATCGGCAAGTGGGCGCCTTCTACCGATCACAATGACGTCGGATCGTATGGAGGCTTCGTCGCGAAACAGATGGGTGTTGGCGTCAACGACAAGTTGGACATGTCGAACCCGGCCGTGATCTCGCAGCTGACGCGGTACATCGCCCAGTATGAAGGTATGTCGGCCGGCGGGCTCGCGCAAGCCCCGCAGATCAACAACACGTTCCACATCAACGGGAACAATGCAACTGACATTGCCAACAAGGTTGCCGGGGCACAGTCGCGCACGTATGCGGATGCGCTTCGCAACGGTCAAGGGGTCGTCCGATGAGCGCCGGAAGTTTCGTCAACGCAGGTGCCCAGCTGGGGATCCAGTCGGTCGCCATTGCTGCGTTGCCGCGTCGGATTTATGACATCGTCCACTTTGATGGTTCGGGGCAGAACGACATTATCGCGCAAGCGGTGATCGAGGAACAGCACATGGACGAGATGGAGGTGACGCAACACCCCGTCGAAACCGGCGCCCCGATCACTGACCACGCGTACGTCCGCCCGGCACACCTGAAGCTGACGCTCATGTGGTCAAACAGCCCGCCGGTGGCGCGTTCGCTGAGCGCCGACGTCACCGGCTTCGCGACGGCCAACAACGCCGTTGCCAACTCGGTAGTCGGTGCGGTGCTGGCTGCCCAGGCTGCGCTGAGCTACACGTCCACGCAGCAAGGCGCAGCCATCGACAGCGTCAACGACGCGTACGGCAAGCTCCTGAAGTTGATGCAGACCCGGTCGCTGTTCTCGGTCATCACGGCCAAACGGATGTACCAGAACATGATCTGCAAGTCGCTTCGCACGAACACGACGTGGAAGACCGCGAACGTCCTCACCATCGAGATGGACTGCCAGCAGGTGTTTCTCGTCAAGACGTCGGTGACGGCACTGCCGGCCGACTTGCAAGCGAACCCGCAGAACACTGCGACGTATCAATCCAATGGATCGAAGGGCCTCGTCCCTGCGCCCCAAGGTGCGGGAGTTCTGCAATGACAACCACAGTCACCAGTTACGAGATCCCTCTCGAGCCCAACCCGCAGACATTCCAGATCGCTCTCGCCGGCATCGTGTACTCCATCACCCTGTGGTGGTCGAGTGCGTCCGACTCGTGGAACATGAGCTTTGCGGACGCGAACCAAGTTCCGATCATCGACTCGATCCCCCTCGTGACAGGTGTCGATCTGTTCGGGCCGTTCGCCTATCTCGACTTCGGCGGCCAGCTGGTCGTGCAAACCGATCACGACTTGGGCGCCATCCCAACGTACGCGAACCTTGGCAGCACCAGCCACGTCTACTTCGTTGTCACGTCGATTGTCAACAACACATTGACGCCAAACTTCACGAACATTTATCTAGGATTGCCAGACACCAGTGGGCGAAAAACGATCTTGCCTGTTAGCTCTGGTGGTTCAAGTACAGCATGAGCGACGCACAAACACAGTGGATCCGCAAGCTCAGTTTGCAGGTCTTCAACAACAGCAAAGCGCGGGACTTGTCGGAGTTTCGTGTTCGCTTCGACGTGGAGAACGCAGACACGGAATCGCCGAACACGGCAGTCATTCGCGTCTACAACCTCGCCCCCGAGACGATCAAGAACATCCGAGACGAGTTTGGCCAGGTGCAGTTGTCGGCCGGCTACCAGCAAGGGAACTTCGGACTCATCTTCCAGGGGTCGATCAAGCAGTTCAAGGTTGGCCGCGAAAGTGCCACCGAGACGTACCTAGACATCTTCGCCGCGGACGGTGACATCGGATACAACAACGGAGTGATCAACACGTCGTTGGTGGCCGGGCAGACGCCCCAGCAGGTGGCCGGCAAGCTGGGTGCGGTGCTGTCGTCGGCCGGTACAGACTTCGGGTCGCTGACCACACAAGCCCAGTACGTCCCGAGCATTCGGGGTCAGGTGATGTTCGGCATGGCGCGCGCTCGACTGCGCAACCTCGCATCCCACCTGGACGCCTCGTGGTCGTACGACAATGGCCAGATCGTGATGATCGACAACACGGGGTATCGTGATGGCGAAGTCGTGAACCTGAACATCCAGACGGGCCTCGTCGGCATGCCGGAGCAGACTGACGGCGGTATCACTTGCACGAGTCTGCTCAACTCCAGGTATCGCATCGGGTGCCAAGTGCACTTGAACAACCAGGAGGTGAACCAACTCATCCAAAACAACCCCACGAGTACCCCCTACAATAGATGGGCTGGGGTGCAACAAATCGCGCCCATTGACACAGACGGCCTGTACCGCGCATTTGCGGTCAACCATGGCGGCGATTCCTGGGGGAATGAGTGGTACTCGCATCTTGTGCTGCTCTCCATCACGCCGAACCCTTCCAACCGTTTGAACTCCGTCGCACCGACAACGACCAATGGACCGTAAAGAACGCATCCGCGACCTATCACAGACGCTGATTGCTGCCCTACAAGGCTGGCAAGCGGACATGTGGTCAGCGATGCCGGGCATCATCCAGTCGGTGGACCTCGAGAAGCAATCGTGCGTTGTGCAAGTTGCGATTCAAATGAGCGTGCAAGACCTCGAGACGGGTCAGTCGAACCTGCAGAGCATCTCGCCGCTGTTGGACTGCCCACTGTTCTTCCCGCACGGCGGGAACATGTCGATCACGTTCCCGGTCGTAGCAGGCGATGAGTGCCTCGTGGTGTTCGCGTCGCGCTGTATCGACGGGTGGTGGCAGAGCGGCGGTGTGCAGCCCCAATCCCTGTTCCGCATGCACGACCTATCGGACGGCTTCGTGTTCCCGGGGTTCAGGTCGAATGGCAAAGTCATCAGCGGCATCTCGGCTACCAAATTGCAGATCAGGTCTGCGGACGGTACCAATGTAATTGAAGTGGACCCGACGGGCGGCAACATCAACTTGACCGCCACTGCTCGCATCAGCCTCACTGCGCCCGAGATCGACTTCAACGGCAACACAATCACCAGCGGTTCGGCAATCGTGGACGGCCCGCTTACCGCCTCGGATGGCGCGGCAGTCACAGGTTTGACTTCGACCGACACGCTGACCGTTGGCGGGCACCCCTACACCGCCCACATCCACACAGGCGGCACGCTTACCGGCGGCCTTACCGGACCTCCAACATGAGATACCGTACCCTCAGCCCCACAGGAGATTACACGTTTGGCGTCAAGGGAACGAACTTCCTTGTGAACTCGCCGGCCGCAGTCGCCCAGGCCGTTAAGACGAGGCTGGGAATCGCCGTGGGTGAATGGTTCCTGGACTTGTCGTACGGCACCCCGTACCAGTCTCGTATTCTCGGAGCCGGTCGAGTTTCCACTTACGACTCAGCAATCCAGCAGGTGATCTTGGACACGCCCGGTGTTACAGCCATCGTTCAGTACAACAGCAGTGTCGACCCAAACACCCGCGCCGCAACGGTGTTTGTGGTCATTGACACGCAGTACGG